GAAAAGCCAACGGTTATTTCCTACTACAGTCTCTTCGAAACTGCCGAAGAGTCCCTGGGATTCTTTGCTCAAGAGCCCAGCTTTGAAACCAACCTGGTAGAAAAACTCTCAGTACAGAAGTACATGACCGATCTATCGGAAAAGGAACGACTGGCCCTTTACCTGAGATTCTGGAGAGACCTAGCGTATCCCGCCATTGCGGCAGAGCTGAAGCTTACTAATGCCAGCGGCGGAGAGTACTGGGTAAAGCGAGGATTGAAATCACTTAAGGTGCAAATGGCATGAACTTATCCTGCTTCAACTGCGGGGGTATATTCACTGAATGGGATTCAGTGGAATGTGACTCGTGCAAGAGGGTCACACATAGAGAGACTTGCGGAGACTACTCCATCGTTCAAACCCACCATCTAGACCCCGAGACCCACTTGCCCAGTTCAAGTGGAACAGCTTTCTTCTTCTGCATCTTATGCATGGAAGAATTTCCTGAAATCACTCTAGATACTACTGAATTAGGAAACGATTACTGATGTCTGAGAACATTGAAGCACCTGAATTATGGGTCTCTTTCGACGCACCTGCGATGACGCGAGTCGTTCTGCAAGGCGAGGCTCTTAAGATGTACCAGGAGTACCTGGTAGACGAGAGTGACATGGCCGAGGACGAGTTTGTAGAGGCGCTTCGGGACCAGCTTCTCCCCCACATCGAAGCGTGGACATCCATTGATGAATGGAGCGAGGTGAAGTAGTGGCAGCGAGGTTGGGCACTCTGCACCACAAAGCCAAGCTGACAGAAGACCAGGTTCGAGCAATACGACGTGAGTATGCTAAGGGTGGTACATCCTACTGGAAGCTAACCCTGGCCTATGATCTAGAATCACCCAACACCATTCAGAAGATCATCAAACGGCAGACCTGGAGGGATGTATGACAGACATCGTAGTCTCCACGGAGGTGGAGACCTGGCCCACTAAGCCTCCTTCCCAGGAATACCTGGACGGTGAACCCTACGCGGCTAGAGGTGCTACAGACGGCCGTGTAACGAACGTCATGGCCTGGGTAGAGACGAATGTCCGGCACTACTACGGAGATTCCCACTGCAAGGATCTGCCTGGCGCGCAGCCTGGAACTACGATCTACGCGGTTGTAGCTGACTACTCGACAGGTAGTACCTTCGGTCGAGATGGCGGGCAGTCTAATGTTCTGGACTTCTTCCTTGATCCGGACAAGGCCGAAGCCTTGCGTCAGACGGCTGCTGGCACTAGGGACTACAGTTTCGAATTCGAAGACACGGTATACAGTGCATCCTGGATGGGCTACTTCGAAGATCTTAACGACATCTCTGTATGGGAGGTCGTTATCCAGCCTGGTCCTAACGACCCGCTTGTTCCTAATACTACTCACTGGAACTTCAAGCGTGGGCACTGAGGGTCTGGTACAGTACTAATCCAATCAAGGGAAGGCAGAGAATGTCTCTGACGCTCAAGCAGAAGTACAACATCAAGTACTGGACCCTCTTGGTAGCGACTTTCTGGGCGGTGTATGGACTGGCAATGTTTATTCCAAGTCCGTGGTATCTCCTAGCCGTACTGTTGTACGTTCCTGAGGTTTACGTGAGCAGGCGACTGGGACAGAACTACCGCAAGGCTCTCGTAGAGCAGGCTGTAGTAGGGTCTCCGACTCAGATCGTGGCTGACTGACCCACCCAAAGCCGGTCGCCCCTCCCTTGTCCAGTGGGGAGGGGCGGCCCTTGAGAGAGGAACAAAAGCATGGTTGATGTGTTCTCAAATGAGCCTCAAGACTTGACTATGGAAGAGGCCAGGGAGCTTTACTTCAAACTACAACGACTTCTAGGTCCAGACTCCTGGGAATTTAACGCGGTACTGACCCTGATGTCGGACTGCGCCAACCGTGCAATTGCAGAGATCGAGGAGATGGGCAAATCCAATGCCGTTACCCCTGAGTGATTACCAAGAAATTGCGAAAGATTTTCTTCTTAACTCAGGAAATTTAGCCGGACTCTTTGACGCTCCGGGAGTCGGGAAGACTGCCCCAACAATCGTAGCCGCATGGGAACGTCATGTTGAAACAGGCTTACCAATCCTTATCACATGCCCGGCGTATCTTATCGAGCAATGGGCCTGGGAGATCTCACGCTTCGCTCCAGAGGGGGCTACGGTCACTCTCGCCAACGGGAAGGGTGCGGAGTCCCGAAGCGAAGCGTTACAGGCTGACACAGACTTTATTATCCAAAGCTATTACAACTGGTCGGCTAAAATCCCGGGCTCCAAGACCTTTAGGTACCCCGAATTACATGAGCGCCAGTGGGGTGTCTGTATCTTCGATGAAGGTCATCGACTGCGGGGAAGAAATTCACAGTGTACTAAGCATGTGTTCGAAATGCGAAAAGCACGAAGTGAAAATCTTCATACGCCCCTCTGGGTTCTTACCGGCACTCCTATCCTTAATGGACCAGGAGACTTCTATCCTATGCTCTATCTGCGGGACAAGAAGACGTATAGTTCTTACTGGAAGTTCGTTGGTGAGTTCTGCCACGTTATTAAGACTCCTTGGCAGACTGAGGTGGGGCAACTCCGGAAGGGTATGGCGGACGAGTTCCAAGAACTTGTCGGTTCGTTCTCCCTGAGACGCACGCTTGCTGACATCCCTTCACTGGCCGACCTGGAACAAGTGGACAAGGATTACTTCGTAGTCCTGCCTACGAGTGTCGGTAAGACTATCGACAAGGCTCGTGAGGAGTACGTCATTGAGCACGAAGACCTGGAAGGTACGGAGTTTGTGTCAGGTGGAGGTGCACTCTACTCACGGCTCCGTCAGCTTGCGACTATACCTCCGACTGCCACGAAGCCGAAGGTGGATTTTTGCCTGGAGTTCTCAGAAGATAGACCTGGGCCCTTAGTTGTGTACACCTGGTACCGGGCATCAGCCAAGGGGGTAGCCGAGGGCTTGTCAAAAACCAAGCGACCAGTTACTCTAATTACTGGCGATGTGCCGACGGCCCGAAGAGGCGCGCTGGTTGACAACTGGAAAAAGCAGGAGAACGGAATCCTGGTAGCCACGATTTCCTCTCTGAAGGAGGGGATCTCGCTGATCCATGCTCAGGACATTATCTTCCTGGAGCACTCAGAGCTACCGGCTGACCAGGACCAATGTATCGCCCGTCTCAAGAGGCGAGGGCAGACGGGGTTAGTACGAGTCCACCACGTGTGGGCCAGGAACACTCCTGATATGGGTATCCGTAGGGCCTTGAAGGAACGACAGACAGGGTTGAAGGCAGCTCTTACTAGTTGGCTGAGGAATCCTGAGTGAGGCAAGAACAGGATGGGGAAGGGTAAGTACAGACCACACAAACCAATGCCTTTCCGTATGCGATTATGGATCCGGCAAAGGTATCGGTGTGGTATCTGCGGGAAGCAGATCAGACGTAAGCAGTTGTTCTCCCATGGTATTAACTTGGATCACATTAGACCCAAGTCTCATGGGGGTACGAGAGACCCGGACAATCTGCAATTAGTCCACATGGCTTGCAATCAAGCTAAGGCTGACTATTGTGGGGGCTGTGAACAATGTGGAAAAATGGAGGGGATGTGAAAGATGTCCGACCTGGATGGGATGGATATGGCTTACTTATCGCCAAGGCTATATCGTCTCGCGCGGATTGCAGCAGGCGGCAGGTGGGGGCGGTTGTATTCGACACCGACCGGAGAATTTCTGGCAGTGGGTATAACGGGGCCTACCCTGGGGGTCCTAGCTGCTTGGCTGGCGAGTGCCCAAGGGCTGCCACCAACGTTGATCCAGGTAGTAGCTATGATACCGGTCCTGGTGCTTGCATTGCCGTCCATGCTGAGGCTAACGCTTTACTCTTCACCAACCGAGACCGACGACACACTCTTTATTGCACCGACGAACCTTGCGGAGGGTGTCGAAAACTCCTCCGATCCTCTGGACTCGAAAGAGTGGTATGGCCTAATGGAGAACTTAACTTCACCCGAACTGGCATTCTTAACCGATTTAGTAGATGGCTATCTAGAAAAGCAAGACGACCTAAGTCAGCCTGAGTGGGGTTTTGCCCACGGCATCCTAGACAAGCTAAATCTGGCTCTGGACGTTGTCCATGACCACTGAGAAGTACTTCAGTGTCTCCGACGTCATGACGTTCTTATCCTGCCGCATGAAGTGGGATATCTCCAGCCCGAACCGTCGCTCCCTAAGACACAAGGCCACTCCCCGGATGTACCTCACGACCGGGTCTGCGTTGCATTATTCCATCGAAGCCGCTGAGAAGCATCCTGACGAGTCACCAGTCCGGGTTGCAACCGAGTACCTGGCAGCCGAGCGGGAGGCCCGCGTAGAGGCGTACAGGGCCGAGAACGGGTCTGCCCCATGGCCCGCCGAGATGGAGAAGTTTGATGAGGGTGCAGAACTAGCCCTCGGTCTGATCAATCAGTACTTCGAACACTACGGCACGGAGAACCCTCTCGAAGATCAGGGGCTTGAGTACCTGGCTACCGAGGTTCCGTTCAAGATTGACATCTCGGAGATGACAGGTATCGAAGGTGCTCGATTCGTCGGCACCTGGGATGGGATTGCAGTCGACGGTCAAGAGCGTTTGTTCCTTGTAGAGAACAAGAGCTATACGCAGAAGCCTGACCTGCAAGATCTCCAAGTGCATTTCCAAACGACAGGCTATGCAGTAGCATGGGAAATGCTAACGGGGACCTCTCTTACTGGGGCCCTCTATAACGGTGTAGCTAAGAAACTCATCAAGGAACCCCGACGACTGAAGGATAGAAGTCTCTCGGCCGACGTTAGTCAGCAGACGACCTATCACAAATTCGTGAGGGCTCTCGCACAGGATGGCATTTCGGTACACCACCCCAAGTACGCCAAGATCCTAGAGAAACTGAAGGGGCTTGAAGACGAGGGGGATACCCGGTTCTTTTACCGGGAGAAATTCTACTACAACCAGACTCAGATTGAGAACTGGACTTCCGAATTCGTCAGCATCGTTCAGGAGATGGCGAACGAACCAACGATCTATCGGACGGTCCCGTATAACGGGTGCGGTCCACAGGGATCGGACTGCTGGTATCGAGACGTATGCTTTGCCCAGCACACCGGGCAGGACGTAGACCAACTGATCACTAAGCGTTACGAGACCGGTTCTTACGGCACGATCGAAGCTGTTTCCGGAATCGAATCAATTATGGTAGCATCGGTGGAAGACTTACGAGAGGCCCTTAAACAGCATGACTGACTCTAACGAAGAGCCCAACTTAGAAGAGTTCATGAAGAAGATGTTTCCCGGAGCAGACAACTCCGCTGAGTCCTTCTTTCAGCAGCTAGAGACAGACCCCACGACAGAAGCGTGGATCAGCTTCCACACCATCTTCATGGGCCTACGATCAGCCGGTTTCCAACTGTTCGAAGCCACAGATATCATGGCAGGATACCTGTACCGTCTCGGCATGGGTACGATGGGACCAGACGGGGAGCCTATCTAAATGGCAGTAGTAAGCGGATTACCCACCTTCCGTAAGGCCGGAGAGTTTGCCGGAGCTACAGGGATGGACGCGGTAATCTTCGGCCCTCCCGGTATCGGCAAGACGAGTCTCCTGGCCACGGCTCAGGACTCGGCTATCGGTAAAGACCTTCTCTGGTTCGACATCGACAGCTCTGTGGTCACTCTTGAGGACCGCAACGACATCGCTATCTGGCCTGACCGTGAAGTAATGCCCAGCCCAACGTGGCAGGACTTCCGCAAGACGGTAGACCAGATCATCTCCAATGCCGAGAGCCTGCCCTACAAGACCTACGGGTTCGACTCTATTACCTCTATCTACACCAGCCTAATTCTCCCGAAGGTTACCGGCTCGAAGGAGGCCCAGCCCCACCAGGGACAGTGGGGAGAGGCTAACCGCATCCTCATCAAGTTCATGACCGATGTCATGACGATGAACGCGAAGGGGATCAACACCATCTTCCTCGGGCACGTCACCGAGGAACGAGAGGTTATCGATCCCGACAAGCCTGACAACTACATCACCCACCTGCGTCTGGCGGGGACCCCTAAGGGACGAGACGAGATCCTTCGTACTGTCGGCACCGTAGGGTACTATGATTGGGATCGTCGCTTCACTAATAGGGAGCTACGCTTCCGTCCGGACCGCAAGGTGGACGCACCGAAGTTCCGTAAGCCTAAGTCAGGTCCAGAAGTGCCGGACAAGTTAGTCAATCCGACCATGGATGACCTGTTCAAGTACGCTAGGAGTAGTAGGAGCAGCAAGTGAGCCTAGGAGTAAGTTTACTCCTTATGGGCTACCTGATAGGTGCAGCCCTGTATTACGCACTAATCAAGTTCTCCCTTACACATGGGGAACTGAAAGACCAACTGGCACTGGTAGCGGAGATCAACCCTACAGGGTTGGCCCTGATGATGGCGTTTCTGACTGTTGCATGGCCCGCCGCTATCCTGTACGGTATTCTTACCCTCACGGTAACTAAGATGAATA